CGGCTGCTGGGGCAGCGGGAGCGGCAGCATAATATTTCGAGGTTGGGTCTAAAATGCCGCCTGCCGTAGAGAATTGAGATTTGAGATTTGTAAGATTTGATACCTCAGATTTTATTGAATCAACGAAACCAGCTTTGCCTGTAAGTTTGTTGTACCCACCTTTGACGACTGCTCCGGTCACGCCGCCAATGGCGGCAGCTTTAAGCGCGTCTTTTAAATTACCGCCATTTATTAAAGTACCAATACCGCCCGACAAAGCGCCGGTCATGATCGCCCCCATGCCGGGGAATGCAACATTCAAGACAACAGGCAGTATGACGGAAGAAGCTTTTTTCAGTACTTTACCGACTTTTTTGAGCGCTTTTTTAACGCCTTTTACAACTTTTTTGAAAACTTTCTTGGCTTTTTTAAATATTTTTTTAAGGAAAAACTCAGGCAATTGAGTGTCAGGGTTCAGTGAATTAAATTCCGAACCGACTATATATCTTTCGGGGTCTTCAACCCCTAGCTCTTCAAGATGCTCAAAAATACTTGCTTTGAGGGCGGGGTTCTTGTCAAGCAATGCTTTCGGAACCACCAGTTCACCTGTTTCAACGTGAGCCAACGTGTCGTCGCCATAACGTCCGTATTCAGCAATACGGTCTGCTATGTTGTGAACATTTGCAATTCCACCATGACCGACCGTTTCGCGTCGCTCAAGCTCCGCAAACTGCTCGTCAGTCATGTAAAAATCTGCGATTCCCCCATCAGGAAACTCGAATACAGTTTCTTTTTTTGCTGCCTGCATTAGCCCACTCCGCTACCAATAGACTCTGGTACTGTTACACTGATAACAGTACTTCTTTTCTCATTACCTGTCCACGGATTGCCGCAATCAGGACACTTTCCCTCCGGCCAAGATGCAATCTCTTCGGGAGTGTCAACTATATTTGGGCACAAAGCACAACTAACCAGATCTTTGCTCGTGGAGGGCCGCCATTTGCTGCCATCTTCTAATGTAATAATGCTTTCATCGCTCATGGTGTGCTCACTGTAACTGTGCCAATTGCACCGGTAGCGCTATTTGACCCCGTAAATTTATCATTCTGCCGTACAATTTTCAAAAAACCATTCGCTTCAAACAAATCCCCGACCTCTAAGATGTTTGCCACCCCGTCGGACGGTACGTTTTGAATGTTCAATACAGGGTTTCTTTGTTCATCAATTACGCGGTCCAAGTTCCGCGCAAGTTGGTTTGCAAAGTTTTGGTCATACACGTTGGGTGCAATAGGTAAGACAGTTCTTATCGCCTTTGTAGTCATCGTCCACCATCCGGTCTTGCGTCTAAACGCGAAACGCCCAAGCGCCAGTTTACCCCAGTATCAGCGTTGCTGACTTTAAAGTTCATGGAGCGGCCCCTAGCCCGCAAAAACACTTGGTTTGTGTAAATATCTGTACTGGTCTGCTCAACAGATCCCGTTACGGTTTCGGTTACAGCTTTGCCGTTAAAATCGCGTGATTGCATAGTAAACGTGACTGCGGGTGTGCTATCAGTAGACCCATTAAAAGTTATGTCAGGCAAAATCCTCCGCACCAACATAAACTTGTCGCCATCACCGATATCAAAATCAGCGGATTGCACAAACGCAGGAATTGCAATTGCGGGGCTTTGACTACCATCGTCTAGCAAATACTCGTGGTCGTAAATGTATGAGTCAGTACTTGCGGCTTGCGGAAAACTTCTTTGTCCTGACGCGCGGTCATTCCAAGCAGTGCGGGCAAGAGTGCCGTAATACCAAGTCTGCTCCGCGTAATTGTAAATCACATATCGGTCAATTTCTTCGGAGCTAGAAGAGCAATAAAACCACCAAACCTCTGATTGTGAGGCCAAACTTCCCGCGTGGAACTTGAACGATTGCTGCGTGTTCAAGTCACTGAACACGTAATCCCGAACTGAACAAGGTAAAGGCTGTATCCGACCATCAAAAACATAAAAGTTTTCTTGGCCCATCCAGAACACGATGTCATTCACGCTTATTGCTGTGTTAGGACCCGCAATCCGTATATTGTCGGCAAGCAAAGCAGTGCCAAAAGTATACGGTGCACCGCTGAATTGCACAGAATGCAAGCTATGGTCGGTCCACACCAAAATTTGTCGGCTAGTACGAACAGCCGTGATAATTTCTGACCCTTGAGACAAACGTAAGTCGCCCGCAGTGTTCGTGGCCGTGGGTGTCCAATCTACAGCACTTTCCTGACTAGACCACCTTATTAGTAAGGGGTCTTGATCTGCTGAACCAATTGGATTTGCACCAAAACACAAAACATGCCGATCAACCTCTGAAACAAGTATTTTCCGCGCTACAACTGGGACATCCGACGCGCCCGCCTTGTCAGTAAGATTAATTGCTCGTGTGCCAACGCCGTTTGTCGCATCCCAATAAAACAACTGCCCGTCGGCTACGTTAAAAATTAAATCTTCACCAAAATCATCTGCAAACCACAAACGCAAGGTCTGCCCTGCCAAGGAGCCTGCACTTGAGGACCACGTAAATCGACCCCATGTACCAGCGCCCCAACCGGGACCCAAGACAGTAGAGTTCAAACCCACATTAAGTTGAAAAGCTGCTGTGCCTGAAGACCCGCCACCGGCTACGCCTCCACTCGTGGCAGACCCACCAGTATTAACGGTAAAAGTCGTCGTGCTTGGAACAGAAACGACTTCATGTTCTTTATTGAGATTAGCGGTTGTAAGACCATCTACTGCCGTCAAAGAAGCAAAAGTAACGAAATCTCCAATTATTGCACCATGAGCACCTGAAGTGGTGACAGTGATCACTCCGCTACCCGCCCCGCCGGAGGTGTTTATTGGGTTACTTGGCAAGGTGACGGTGGATCTGATTGGAGTTATATCGTTAAGAGTACCAGACTCCTCCAAATATACTTTTTTTTGGCTGCCCATAAATAGAAGATTCAAAGAAGCAAGCGTAACAAAATTATGTAATTTACGCACTGATCCTTCAAAAGCTGTTGAATTTACTTTACGCCAACCACCAATTCTTTCTACATATCCGTAATTAAAGCGAATGTAATTACCATCAAACCAAGCGCCCTCGTTAGAGTAGTTTGTGCCTTCTCTATTAATACCGGGTTTGAATTGTAATTTACTAAGGGGCATTATTCAGCTAGCCCTCAAGTGCGGTCAAGCGTGTTTCAATATCAGCCAAGCGTTGCTCAGTAGCCGCACCGATGAACGCCAGCAGTTCAGGATATCGGATGCCAAGACGAGTGCGCTCCGTTGCACCCTCTGGTGCTTCTTCGGCTGTCTCAAAAACATCTGTGCGAGTGTATGCGTCTTGAGCCTCAACGTCGTTTTCTTCGTCAGCTTCAACGGCTGGCACTTCGGTCTGTGTTTCCCACCAAGTGTCCGAACACCAGAAAGCGTACTTATTTGCATCAAGCCCTGCATCAGTCATTGCCGACTGCACTTCTTGTGCAATATGACCCGTGTGGGTTCGTGCGTTATCGCCCTTGCTTTCTACTGCACTATTCCACTTGAAAGTTTTAAACAGTTTGCTTAGTGCTTTGGCGGCTGTAATCTCTGCTTCTGTCAGACTGGCAATCTGTTGTTTTTCGTTTGCGTCCGATGTGCTGATAATGCTTGTGTTGGTGGCGTAGATGTCATCAAAGCGAGCAGAGCTATTGCCTAAGTCAACAGCGTTATCACGAAAAGCTGATGTAGTTGATGGAGCAACATAAGAATTGGCAAAATATAAATAGGTATCATTTACTGATGGGCTACCTACAAAAAACCCTCCACCCCAAGTACCAACATCCCCGACAGTTGTGCCTTCTTTTCTAAAAGAAATATGTTTTCCATCACTTCCCGAAGATTGGTTAATAAACATGCCTGCGTTTACAGCAAATTCAGGTTGTCCCGCATTTAATAGACTGCCATAAGTCCCGCCAGTGAAGTTTCTAGGGTCGCTACTTGTTGTACCCACCAGCAAATTGCCCGAACTGTCGATACGCATACGCTCAGAGCCGTTATTACTAAAGGTATATCCCCTTAGAGCACTATTATTGTCAAAAGCTAATCCAACATCGTTTAGTGTGATAGTTTGTGCGTAAGTGCTGCTTGTATTCACCGATGTTGTGATGCTGTTGTTAGCAGTTGTGCTAAAGACCTTAGAAGCTCCACTAACCGTTATACTGCTATCAGGCGAACTCGTGCCGATGCCGACATTTCCGCTGCTGTCGATACGCAAACGCTCTGACCCGCCTGTTTCTATTGTTACAGTGTCAGCATCAGCAAAACGGATAGCCGTATTAGTGTCGCCTGTATGAACAATCTTGTCTGCAAGAGACAGATCGCCCGTCATAGTAGTGGCTGCGGTAGTAGTTGTGCCTGAAACCGTTAGATCTCCTGCAACTGTCACGTCTTGTGCAAACTCGCCCGAAAACAAACCAAAAGTGTCGAAAGCTAAAATCTCAAGAATATCGCCCGCTGAAGCTCCGCTATCAAGGACGATGCTCGTGCCGCTGGTGGCGGTATAGTCTGTCTTGTCCAGCTTGACGCCGTTCAAATATACGTCTGTATATTCAGAATCTGTGTATGTCAGGGTGCGACCAAGACTATCTGCACCGGTAAAACTAGTTTGCCCTGCCGTGGCTGTGTAGATAAATCTGCCGCGTAAACCAGTTCCGGGGTCTTTTCCAATATAAGGCATCAGTCTGCATCCTCAATCGTAAGTGTGCCAGCTTCTACTTGCCGTAGGATTTCTGCGTAGTGGCGGTTGCCAGCACTCAACGGAACTCCCCACTTAACTCCATCAATGGTAGCGATGATTGAAATATTGCCTGTGTCGTCAGCAACATATTTTGCAGAAGTAATATTCATTTCATTCATGATTATAACTCCGCATCTATTTCAACTAAACCACCGTATGCGTTTACAGAAATTGCCCCAGCGACAACCCCAGATGCTGTGCCTGTAGCCACAGCATAACTAAGTGGACTAGTTAAGGCTGAAATACTTGTGATTGATGTGCTAGACCCGTCACTTTCCTGACACTGTACTGTTCCAGAAGTACTAATAGAGGGACTAGTTCTTAATGCAACTGGTGTTGGAATGCTGAATCTTACGGTATCTGTGGTCTGTCTTGTACCGGGGCCAATAGCCTGATTGACGCTGGTATCAATCCTTTGATAATACCTTTGACACAACGCCAACTCTTCACCAAAGCTACGATGCTCAAATTCAGTGGCTACTGAACCAACTTCAAGTTGAACGCCTGTGATGTAGAAATTATTAGCCGCATCGTCAACACAATTAACCTGACCAACTGCACGATTGGCAGTAGTGTTGTGCCAAGTGTTTGAGTTCAATGTGCCACTTGTAAAGTTACTGCCAGCCATAAGAAACCAACTAAATCTAAAACTAAATTCATTGTCATTATCAAATGCTGTGGTTGTGTAGCCACTAAAGGTCAAGGTTACTTTCTGCCAAGTGTTTGCAGATGCAATGGTGTATGCTTGATTGTTAAAATATGCCGTATCGTGATGGCGCAGTTCAAGAATATGTGTTCCAGTTTTAGGCGACTTTACCCAAAAACTAATGGTCAAATCTTTTGCACCGCTAGTGCCATAGAGCAAATGTTGTAAATCTTGCCCCTCTAACCTTTGCTCAACACGAAATTGGTCAGATGCCGCCAAACTAGCATCGGCTGTTGTAACATCAATCTTTAAAGAATTAGCAAATCCTTGCCCCGATGGAACGTCTGTTGATTGAGAAGTTGTTACAACAGTATCGCCTGTTTCAACTATCTTAAATCTATCACAAGCTGTGTAATCACCAGTTGTTTGGCCTGTTTGTTCGCCACGCTGTGCCACGTTCATTGCACCGTTAGTCACCAAATTCTTCCGACCTTCAGGTGCGCTTGCGGATTGTGCTAGTTGTCTTGCTTTGCTTACCATTAAATTTTTACTCTTGATCTTTATTTAAATTTGGCTGGGCATCCATAAAAGTCTCATAGGCAGACTTTACGCTGTCCGTCCACACGGCATTGCATACAGCCTGTACCGTCGCATCTTCGCTTGAGATATCGGTGGCTCCCCAAGTGTCACCAGACTTTGTGCGGGAGTGCAAGACATGCCTATGATAGTTACGACTAATTTCTACACCATCATCTTTTACGATTGTTGCTGTGCGAACTTGGACGTTTTTGTACGGCCCCCGTACCTCGCAATCATATTCTGTTTCTTTTGTAAGTGCCATTTTCATCTCCAATAAAAATCATGAGCTTGTGCGATAAGTGATCTGCCCTATTATATCATTATATGTCGCCCCACTAGCCGTATTCATGTCACTTACCGCGACACTACTTGCAAGCTGAGAACGAGAAGATGTGGCAGAGTTTGTCAAAAGTTGTATGGCAGTACCCGACGCCGCAAGAAAACCCGATTGCGGCGCGTTGCCAGCCCATGAAGCGGAATAACCAACAGCAAAAGTAGAAAATGCACTTGAGACAGTTTCCGCTGCAAACGGCAATCCCGATATAAAAACGGCACCACTTCCACCGGATACGCCATTTGTGTTAATTCTTATTGAACAATGCACAAGCTGACCAATTTTGACATATCGACCGATTTGATTGGTATAAGTGACGGTCGGGTTACTTGTGCCGCCAGTATATGTCGGCGTAAATGAGCCTTCCTCATAATCGCCAAGCCCATTCGCCGCCGCACTGTCTGTGCCAAATTTCACGCCATCGCTATCAATTCTTAATAGTTGCGCGGCAGACGAATTTGCAAAGAAAAAACTGTCTGCGGCTGTGCCAAGATAGGATGTAATAGTGCCGTTATTCCTAAACTGTACTTTGTAAGTATTGCTGTTGGTGCTATCAACTTCAAAAGGAACACCGCTGCCAGAAACATCTAAAGTGGTATCTGGTGCTGTGCTACCCACACCTACAAAACCTACTTGGTCAATAAACATTGCAGTGTTTGTAATACCTGAACCAAAACTATTAGATGTTCCAAAAGCCATATGGGAGCCACCACCATCAAACATTGCACCAATACGAACATTGGCGGCAGTTTGGCTATCATCATAGGGAGCTTCTACGAGGCTAACAAAGTTACCAGAAGTATAGTTTGTCTGTGTAACTCGTAAGCCTTCACCATCTACTGTGCCTGTAAACGTGCCACCAAGTGTATTTGTTGTTCGTATTTCAACAGGAGTTTCTGGCGAGGTTGTGCCAACTCCGATTTTATCATCAACCGTAAGTGATTGCGTTTCGCTAACATCGACTACATTGGTGGCTTTTTTACCTACATAAGGCATTAAGTGATCTCCATTATGCTCAGTGTCGCGTCAATCTTTGCCGCCGTATCTGCGTCAATCTTCAAAACATCTGTGGTCTGTAATACGACTTTACCGCCAGATAAAACCTCTAACGATGAGCCTACAGGTATTGGCACATTCTCAAGCAATTTCACTGTTTCATTTGTCTCTGTGTCACTGGTATCCGATACCAACTGCACATCTACAGTGTGTTGCGCCGTTCCCACATTGCAAAGTATCAGACCTAAAATTACCGTCGTGGTAGAACTGGGACAGGTGTAAAGCGTAAGCGGCGTGCCTGCTGAAGCTGGCATTGCCGCGTTTGTTTTTAGTTTGAAGGTATTTGCCATGTTTTATCCTAACGCGATTGCCAAAGCGGTTGCTGTGCCCGCTTGATCGACATCTAAATTTGTCCTTGCCGCGGCAGCAGTAGAAGCTCCCGTGCCACCGTCCGCCACTGCTAAATCAGTAATACCTATTACGGAGCCCCCTGTAATTTTCGCATTTGACATCGAAAGATTGTCACTAATGCTAACAACAGCGGCACCAGAGCCCGCGCCATCACAATACAAAATTTGGGTTTGGCCGTTGGTAATTGTTACATTAGCGCCTGACCCTTGCGTAACCGCGATGTCTCTGCTTCCCGATAAAGCGTTTTGAAAAAGAAAAAAGCACGCTGCGGTGTTTGGAGCTACTGTAAGAGTTACCGCGCCTCCAATATCACCACTATCGGCAAATTTAATTGCCCGAAACATACCATCTTCCGCGTTGCTTGAGCCGCTGGTTGGAGATGCAGGCCGTACTGTTAGCGTGGAACTTGTATTAGAAAGGGTTACCGATTTGTAGCCCGCAAGTCGATCAAAAATATCAAAATTATGGTTGGTGGTTGTGCCCCAAGTCCCGCTTTGCTCACCTGTTCCCGGTTTTTCAATGGCAAAATTTGTTGTAAATGTGCTTGCCATGTTTTTCTCCTACGCTGCTATATCGCCCCATGACGGACTTTGAGAGGGAGAAACCGCAGACCAGCTAGGCGATTGCGAAGGACTTACTCCCGACCAATTTGGCGTTTGACTTGGTGTGATTTGACTCCAAACCTCTACTGACCCCAAAGCAGCCGTGGCGCTAACGCCTGTGACACTTACGACACTATCTGCTGCTGCCACAACAGTACCAGCATTTCCGGTAGCTTGCAAACCAGTCTCTGGTACTACCGCAGCAGCATTAATTGTTACCGATCCTTGCCCGGATGTGGAAGAAACACCCGTAACAGCTACGCTTGCGCCTGCGGAAACAGTTTCATCTCCTAGCGCTGTAGTGCCTACATTACCACTGACTGATGTGACTGCGCCCGCAGCAACCACCTCGTTACCAAGTGCGGTAGTACCTGCGTTGCCCGTCACCACAACCGTTGCGGTTGCAACAATAGTCTCATCGCCAAGTGCGGTGGTGCCCACATTACCTGACGGAGCAACAAGGGCTTTTGCTATTGCTATTTCATCGCCAAGAGTACCGGTTCCAGCAACCCCTGATAAAGAAACAATAACCGCGCCTTGAGCGCTTACGTTGCCAAGCGTCCCTGTTCCAGCGTTGCCCGTTGCCTCAACAGGTAACGCGGTTCCCCAAGCGCCTTGGTTCCAAGAACCTCTCGCCCAGCCATTAATAATAGCCATGACGAGGTGTCCCTTACGCTATGCGAATAATTGCATTTGAAGCGTCAGCGGTGGGAAATTGTATAGTGAAATCCCCATTTGTGGAGGTTTTGTCTCCACCAAACGCCAACACACAGACGGCATCGGTAGTACTACTGCCACCTGCCGTTGTAGTATTGTAAATGATTGCACCATTTGCCGTAATTGTTGCGCTAGAAAACGTCAGATCTGAAAAATCAGTAAGAGCCGTCGTGCCGCTGGTAGATGGTGTAACATTTGTCAAAGCGCTACCGCCCGCAGTATACCCTGTTCCGGAAACCTCGTTGGAGGTGCTATAATCTGTTGTTGCTGCATCCAGAGAGGCAGAACTGGTAAAAAGAGCTAATTTGAAAGTGTGTTGCCCATTCGTAAAATTGTGCTTACCTTCGAGCAACTCTTTTTTAAAAGATGTGCACATTGCTTGTGTAATAGCCATTAGAGCCTCCTAATCATCTCTGCCAATTCTGGATGACCTGAATTGATAAGAGCATTATACACAGAAGTACGGTCGCTGCGAATAGCTTCCCGCATGTAAAAAGCAATAATTTTTTCTATATGCATTTTGAACGCTACGGCTTGGGCTCGAATAGCTGGCGGACTGTTCTCTGAAATAGACATAATTTTTTCAGTACAACGATGAGCGACCTCGTCAGGGGTAAACCCGCGATTTTCGGTTGTAACTACATTTACAATCGGAGATTCATCAATTTTCAAGTCTAAGGTAAACATCAAAGTTTCTCACGTCGCACTAAGCCTGTGCGATAGGCATCCGTATCTTCTATGGCCTCACCATAATTTTTTAACCGCCCAATAGATTCAGCAAATTGAATGTTGTAATTTTGCAGTACATCAGCCTCGCCCTTCATGAAAGTGTAGGCTTCCAACAAAGAACCATACAACATTGCTAAAGGGGCGTTTGTCGCTAGCCAAGTGGTGCCACTATCTGATCCCGCGGTCAAACTCGTTGGGCGATAGTAGTAATGCAGTTCTGCGGTAAACCCGCTGTTTGGTGTGGGCGCTAACATAAAGTTTTCAACGTCAAAAAACGCATAGTACCTTGGAGTTCCAGTGCTACTTGGATTTT